GTTGTTGTTAAAAGCTATTATTACTTTCTCACCTCTTGCTCCTGTAAGTTTACGCATTACATCAGACTTAATCTGCATCTGCTTTTCTCTATCAGGAACACCGTTATTAAAGTTGACTACTTTCGTACCACTAAATCCGTTTTGTACATCGTTAATTAAGTAGTCAGCTACTTCGCTTTCTAATTCAGCGTAAGCTAATCCACCTTGATAATCTACAGGACAATAGTAATCATATCCACTAACGTACTTCTTTACTATTTTAATTTCAGGTTCGTTGCCGTTACCAAAACCAAAAGCAGCAATACGTTGAGGTTTATCACTACGCTTTACTTTTGCCCAATCGTGATGGTAGTAGTATGCTTCTATTTGTCCATCTTCGTTACATTTCTCTGCTCGTAGTGTTTGTCTTGGAAAGTGTTCTGCTTTTACTACATCTCCTTTTTGATATAACACTTGAAAAGAACCTTCACCTAATAGTTTTAAATCAAGTACTACTTTTCTTAAACAAGAGTCAGAAAATATAGAACGCATAGAAGCGTACTCATCAGGCTTTTTACTACTATCTAAAGCATCAAGACCTTTTCCATAAATCATATTACTAATACCATTTATAATAGAATGGTTTGTAGTTGAATTAGTATAAAGGTCTATCAGATAAGAATAGTAGTCGTTGTCATCCCCATACTCAACCCAATCACGATTTTTGTCCTCGCTAATCTTGGGTCTATTGTAAGATGCTAAATTAACTATGTGTAAATTATCCATTAGAATGTAATAAATTCGTTATCTGTATCATTAGAAATAAAAGCACCACTATTGATAGTGTAATCTGTTAAGTCAGCTTGATTAGTACAAAAGATTTTATCCTTGTGTATTACTTCACTACCTTCTTTAATAGTTAGCGTATAGCTTACATCTTCTTTTAAATTAAACACCGCAGTATAAGTATTGTAATACAGTTGTTCTGCTATAGATGTAGTATCTACGTTGTGTACTTCTGTATTTGTAGTTTCATTCACAACAGTTACGTTGTAACTTGTTCCACTTGTAAACTTTCTTGGTATTAAATTAATAGTTTGTGCTGATGCACTTTCTTCTAATACAATCATATTTATACAATAAAAAAACTTTGAATTTGTTATTATAAGGGCAATAAAAAAGGGCAGCATATAGCCACCCTCTTCAATCAAATGAAACTCGGTTTATGAGTTTGTACCTTCTGTAACTGTTACAGTCGCACTACTCATACCATCAAATGGGTCAGCAGCAGTAGGACTTGATACAAAGTTAGCAGGTTTTAATTCAGATGCTGCAAGAGTCAAAGTGTAACCACTTAAATCTCCCATAGCTGCTCCTGTAGAAATTGAACCTCCTGTTACTTCAGCACCGTGTTCAAGACCCATAACAAATACATTACCGTTGTAATCTTCAACAGCAACGTGTGGTCTACCAAATGCTAATAGCTTTAATTCTTTGTTATCTTCTTTAGACAGCTTTTTAAGCGTAAGGTTTAAAGTTTGCTCAAAGAAAGTCGTTCCGTTTTCACGGCTTGAAGTAATAGCTTGTTCAAAGCTACTATTTCCTTTTAGTTCATATTTGTAAGCAGTAAAAGTACCTGACATATCAGTAATTTCGTCATCTGTTTGAGTTACTGTACCGAAATCTCCAAAATCAGTAAAGTAAACAGCTTTCAGACCACCAACTACATCCTTGCAGGGTTCTTTTCTACCACGTGTTAAATCACAAGCCATATTTTATATATTAAAAAAGGGTGAGCAGGAATATACCTTACCCACCCTCTTTAGTTAGTTAATCTGTTTATTAGTCGTTAGCAGAGTTAGTGATACCGTAAGTTACGATGTCATCAACAATACCATACTGTACACCTGCGGTAAATCTCATTACGACTCTTACGTTTTGAGAACCATCAATGTCAGCCATATCAATTACTTTTACTTCGTTATGGTCAGAAAGGAGACCAGTTCCAAAATAGATGTTTGATTTTTCAGCAGCAATAGCTTGGTTAGAACCTAATCCGTTAGCAACAAAGATTTTGATACCATCAAATGTCAAGGCTCCGTTGTTGAACCATTGTGTTCCCATAGAGTTTGTACCTGCAGCACCTACTCCATCAGCAGCAAATCCACCTAATGCTCTTACGTATGCTCTTGCAACGTTTTGAGAAATATAGATTGATAAATCTTCACTTCCATAAAGAGTAGAAGGAACTGCATCAGCAATCTTTCCTAACTCTGTGATTACGTTTCCTGCATTCACAGTCGTACCTGCAACTTCGTTTCCTTGTGGTAGGTTAGCATCAGCAGTTAATAAAGTCATAAGACCATCAAATTGTCCGCTTGTTGCAGTTGAACCTGCCCAAATAGAAGTCTCTGTTCTCTGTGCTACTTTAGCAGCTACGTGAGAAATTAAGAAATCTGAAAAGTTAGATGGTAGTGTGTCGTGTGCTGAAAAACCCATAGAAATAGCTTCCCAATCATCTTGGAAATCAGACTTACATAGTTGTAAATTCACTTGCTGATATTCAGGCTGTAGTACTCTTTCGTCAAGTGTAAGAGTAGAAGTAGCTGTGAAATCACAAGAAGCATCTTTTACGATGTCATCAGTAGAGATAGTTTTGATTACCTCTTTAAATTTTACGTTAGGCTTAACTGTAATCCCTCCGTTTTCAATAGTGTTAGCACTTAATAGAGCAGCAGAGATGTATTGTCCTGCAAACTCTCCTGCATAAGTACTTGTTACGCTTGTTGTTGTTGGCATTTTTTTATTATTTAGTGTTTATTTTTTAATGTTTGCAATTCTTTGCATTACCTTATCTGCAGTAGTCATATTTCTTTTCTGTGCAAATAAGTTTAAATTCTTTTTAGTTTCAGCTTCAGGATTGTGAGTTACTTTAGCAACAGGCTCTTCTGCTGATAATTCAACCTCTTCCTTTACCTCTTCGTTAAGTTCTTCCTTAACTTCTTCTTCAGAAACTTCTTCGCTCATTTCTTCTTTAGGCTCAATCATAGATTTGATTTCTTCAATCATTTCTTTAACCTCTGCTAAATCTTGTTTAGTTGCGTATCCCATTTCTTCTTCTTCTGCAGCTTCTACTTCCTCTTCAGGTGCTTCTTCTGCTGCTCCTATAGATGCAATAATACCTTCTTCTTCTACTTTTAGCATTTCGCCATCTTCCAAAGAGTATTCGCCTACAGGTAGTGCTACTTTTTCGTCATCTGTTACAATGAATACTTCACTTCCTGCAGCGAAATTTTCACTTTCAATAACAGTTCCGTTTTCCAAAGTAGCTTGTGCTAATTTTACTTCTTGGGTTTCTTCATTTAGTTCCACTCCAAGAACTTCTTTTACTTTGTTTAACATATCTGTCGCTTTCATATAAATTGAATATAATTATACAATAAGTTATTAATTACTTTGTTATATTTTTAGTTTGCTGCAGTACAAGCGTCACAATCATCATATAAGGTTGCGGTATTTATATGTATTCCTTCAGAACCTCTTTCTTCAAGTATAGTGTGGCATCCTGTATGTCCGTTTTCTAATACTATGTAATATACTGCTCCTACTGTAAGTGTTCCGTGATAGTGTACGTTATGTTCGTGTGAATCATCACATCCTGCTATTCTGTAACCTTGATATGGTGTAGGGTCGTGTGAACCTATATCTCCAATACCTTGTGCTTGAAAACTTCCATCACAACATTTACGTGAATAGGTTTTACCATCTTTGCAAAGGCAACCTCTTCTATCGTTTTGTGGACTTGGGTTTCTTTCTCTGTAATCTCTCATTTAATAGGAACGCAATTAGGTACTCTTTTACCGTTTTTAATTTTAAACCCTATCATCTCATATCCCTCATAACAAGGTTCTTTAAGAGACGCTTCTAATAAGTCAAGTTCTTTTAGTTTAGCACCTGCCCATCTTAATCCTGCTTTACCACCCCACAATAAGTAAGATATAGTACCACACGCTTCTGAATTACCTTCATCGTAGTATTCTTCTGCTCTTGATAAATAACTAAACATTCTTTTGATTGTTTCAACAGTAACCGCTTCTTTCTTTGCTAATTGTTGTGCTCTTACTTTACCTACTTGTGTAGCACATTTGTTGTTGACTTTTTTGTTTAGTTCAATACCTCTTTTAGCATTGTTAGAAACTGCATCAGGATAGTCAGCATAAGATTCAAGTTGTTCGCCCTTTAGCATTTGTCTTAACTCTTCTACTAACTCTTGTGCTTCCTCTTCTAAATCGTCTTTTATTGTTTTGTCTTTAGGTCTTTCTGCTTTGTCAGCAAAGTAACCTTCTATAGAGAACCCTTTTACTTTTCCTGTTTTAACGTAGTCATTCCAAACCTCATCGTTAAGTACTTTCATAGATACCATCCACGTACCAACAGGCACTTCCATATCGTAGTGTCTTGTCTTATCTTTTTCACTTTCTACAATCCAAGATTCAACAACACTCAAACCTGTTAATGGAACTTGGTGTTCTAATGTTGAATTGTTTTGGTTTCCGTTTATAAAGAATAATTCACTTGCTTTACGAACTGTATCACGTGAGAAGTAAATGTAATATTCGTTGTCATCGTTTCTACGATAGATAGGCTTATTAGGTATTAAAGCTGCACCCATTAAGATACGCTTTTCTTTGTCTACCTCTGCAAGTTTAAACTCTTGGTTTTTAAGTGCTATAAAATCTTCTTCTATTGCAGGAGACTCAACAACTGAAATAGCTTCAATTCCAATAGCATCTTCTTCATCTATAAATAGTTCTACTATATCCATATTAATACAATAATATTTTTTAAAATTTGTTACCCTATTGATGCCTCTTCTGTAATGTTTCTATCAAGTGCTTGTTGATTAGATACCTCACTACTTACAACAAATGCTTTAACAGGTTTCTGTTCTTGGTCTCCTATTACTTGTGCTAATTGGTTTTCAGGTGCTGCTCCTACTATATTAAAACTTGGAGGTGCAGGTGCTGCTGCTTCTCTACCGCCTGATACTCCACCACCACCCATAGCAGATGCTGAACCTTTAGCAGCGTTTACTGCAGATTTTACACTTGATATAATACCTGCTGCTTGTGCTGCAAAAGCAATTAACAATGGAACGTTTTGTGGAAACCCTACTTTAGCTGTACTTGCTGCTCCTTTGGCAGTATCAACAGTTGCTTCACTTGCTCTTAATGCTATTCTTTGTAGTGTAGCTTTAGCTTCTGATATTTGTTCTTTTATTAATATAGCTTGTTTAGCAATAAACAATGCTCTACCTATTTTAGTCTCTGCTCCTGCTGCATCTATCGTTGCATCTAAAGCATCATAGGTTGCCTGTTTCTTTGCCTCTGCTAATTCTAATTCTTTTTGTTTTATTTCTTCTTTTCTTTCTAATTCTGCTTCATCAGCTTCTTTCTTTAAATCTGCTGCTTCACGTTCTAAAGAAATACGATTAATTAATTGTTCTGAACGGAATCCTTCTATTTGTGCTTCTATTGCTGCTGCTTCATTTTTTGCTTCTTGTAAAGCTATAAAATTTTCATCACTATCATTTTTATCATATTGTGCTTGTGCTGCTCTTTCTATTGCAGCAGCGTTTTCAAGCATCTTCTCTGCTTGTTCATCTAATATCTCACCTAACTTTTCATTTGCTGCTATACGCTCTTCTATGGTCTTTGTTTCGTCATCTCTTAACTGCCTTTGTTGTTCTGCTTGTCTATCGTACTTCTCAATAAGACCTTGATTAATAACTGCAGCAATCTCTGCAGCTTTATTTAATTCAACTGTTTCTTTAGCAAGTTTAACAGTATTATTTGTGTAGTCTACTATACCTTTAACTACTTTAGGAACTACTTCAGATACTTTGTCAAATGTATTATTTACTCCTGTTACTACATCAAATAATTCTTTACCTGCGTTTTTGGCACTTTCTGCTGCACCTGCAAAATCTCCGCTAAATACCTTTACTACTGCATCACCTAAAAATCCTAAAGCATCTAATGCACTTTTAACTCTTTCTATTACATTATCTACTATAGCTTGACCAAAGTTTTTTAATGATTGTACAGGGTTTTCAAATAAACCTTTAAAATAGTCTATTACAGTTCCTACATTGGAATCAAGGAATTTAAAAAAATCATTAAATGCTAAACTTAATACCTCAAAGGTTGTATTAAACGCATCTGCTACTTTTTGGTTCTGATTAAATACCTCTGCTAACTTTGCAAAAGCAGCAACTGCTAAACCAATACCTGCAGCTTTAAGTGCGTTACCAATTCCCTTAACACCTTTTGCTACACCTCCTGTTGTATCTTTTACTTCTTCAAGGTTGTCATCTATACGCTGTACGCTTTTAGCTACACCATCTAAATCCTTTTGTGCTTTATCTACTTTAGCTTCAAGTTCTATTGTCTTTTTTACTGCCATTGTCTAAATTGTTTATATGCTTCTTTTATAGATTCAGGGTATTTATTTTTACCCATAGCTATATCTATGTATTGCCCTTTCCACTTTTCGCTTCTTGCAAATTCTAATAAGTCTAATATATTTTGTATCATAATGTTGTTACCTCTTTTATTTCGCTTAACACATCTGCTTTTGCATACGCAATGTTTGTATTTGTTCTTGC